AGGAACTTTCTCACCAGCTCAATTGCAAAATGCTGTGAAGGCAATGGACAAAAGCAAAGACAAGGGTAAATTTGCCAAAGGCGAGGCATTGATGCAAGATTTGTCAGAAAACGCAAAAACCGCATTAGGCAACAAGGTGCCTGATTCTGGAACTCCATACCGCGCTTTAATAACGGCGCTTGCAGCGTCAGGTGGAGCTGGAGCAGCTGGATTTCCAGGAGTGGCGGCTGCTTTGGGTGGTTTAGCTGCATCTCCTTTGTTGTATTCAGGCCCAGGGCAACAATTAACCGCAACCTTGTTGGCAAGAAGGCCAGCAGGCGCTAATACATTAGCTAATTCATTAACAGCAAGTGACCAAGTTAGATTAGCCGCATTACTGGCTGCGCAGGCTGGCAACAGACAAAACGCACTGGCACCATGATGGATCAGCAAACTATTAACATCATCATTGGCGCGTGCTTGACCGTGGCCGGTTGGTTTGCCCGCGAATTGTGGGCAGCCGTGCAAGAGTTGAAAACCGACTTGGCCAAGCTGCCGCTGGTCTACGTTACCCGCGCGGATTACAAAGACGATATGCGCGAGGTCAAGGAAATGCTCGGCAAAATTTTTGACCGGCTGGAAAACAAAGCGGACAAGTAATGGATCCCATAACGGCCTTCGCGGCGGCTCAAGCGGCTGTTAAGGGCGTACAGGCAGCCATCAAGCTGGGCAAGGACATCCACGCCATCACTGGCGAGGCCATGAAGTTCTTTGAGGCCAAGGATGTCGTCCAGCGGGCAGCGTCCAAGCCAAAGACAGGGTTTGCTGGGTCGGACACGGCGCAGGCTTTTGAGATCGTCATGCAGGCCAAGAAGTTGGATGACGCGGAGAAGGAATTGAACCAGTGGCTGGTGCTTAATGGTCATGCGGATGTTTGGCAGCAACTGCTAATTACCCGCAATGACTTGATCCAGAAGCGCAAGAAGCAAGAACTGCTGGATGAGCAACACGCTGCCGCCAAGAAGAAGGAGATGGACGAGCTAATTAACTGGCTCCTTGGCGGTGCAATAGTTATTTTGGTTTTGGGCCTTGTCTTTTGGTGGCTAACACTTTTAATGGGGAAATAAATGAGTGAGGAAAAAATTCAGAACATGGAAGCCAAAGGGCAACTGATTGAAAAGATCACGTTTGCTTTATTGCCATTGTTATTCTCCTGCGTGGTTTACTTGATGTCGGCCTTATCAAATTTGGCCCATGAAGTCACCATCTTAAACAGTAAGATCAGTTTGGTCGTTACCAGCGACAACAAGCAAGCAAGTAACACTGGGGCAGAGCTTGCACGAGAAAAGCTACGCCAAGACTTGGAAAAAGAAATCCAACGTAACCGCGATCAAATTGCAGAGAACAGGATGCACATTGCAATCCTTGAAGAAAAAACCCCAGTAAACAACAAAATCAAATCCCTGACCGGGAAGGACTAAACCATGCTTACCATCCTATCAACTCTAATCTCCTTCCTGATGGGCGGCTTGCCCAAGCTGCTGGATTTCTTCCAAGACCGGCAGGACAAACGCCACGAACTGGATTTGGCCCGGATGCAGATTGAGCGGGAGCTTGAGTTACGCAAGGCTGGGTTTGAAGCACAGGAGCGAATTGAGCAGATACATAGCGCCCAGCTTGAGATGGAGACCACTGCCAAGGGCAACGAGAACCTCGTAAACGCCCAAGTGGCCGAGATGAACGCCATCTATCAGCACGATGAAAGTTTAAACGAGGGAACTAGCCAATGGATGAAAAACCTCCGCGCAGGTGTCCGTAGCTTTATTACCCTTGGTTTCTTTGCTCTACTGTGCTTTGTGGATATCGGCTTGTTTATCTACGGCTACAACAACGGCGTTCAGTTCCCTGTGCTGGCTGAGAAGCTGTGGGATTCCAATACCCAAGCCCTGTTTGCTTCAATTATTGCGTTTCACTTTGGCGGCAGGGCGTTCGGCAAATGAAGGTCTCTGACAAAGCGCTGGGCGTGATTAAGCACCACGAGGGCACCCGCCAGCGTGCATATCGCTGTAGCGCCCGCCTTTGGACAATTGGTGTAGGTCATGTTCTGTACCCTGAGCAAGGAAAGTTAAAACTGGAAGAGCGTGATGGCTTTGCATTACGTCCAGAGGATGATAGGGTTTTCCCTATGGAGGAAGTAGATGGAATACTTGCAGCAGATTTGGCTAGATTTGAACGCGGGGTCGAGCAGTTCTGTCCTATCCCTCTTACACAAGGTATGTTTGATGGCCTTGTCAGTTTTGCTTTTAACGTCGGCCTTGGGACACTCCAGCGTTCTACGCTTCGCCAGAAACTGCTTCGCGGTGATAAGGCGGGCGCTGCGGACGAATTCTTGAAATATTGCATGGCTGGGGGTAAAATCCTTAAAGGGCTGCAAAATCGCCGCATTGATGAACGCGCTTTATTCCTCTCCTAGGATATTCCATGGCAACCACGGCATACGCTCTGACTTACGACAACCTTACAAGTCTGGTACTCCAGTACCTTGAGCGTAGCGACGCCGCCGTTGTTAACTTCATCCCCACGGCCATCATGCTGGCCGAGTTTGAGATTGCCGAGAACATCAAGACCTTGGGCCAGATGATTGTGGCCGACGGCACCATGACTGCAAGCAACCCGGTTATTGCTAAACCAGCCTTGTGGCGCAAGACGGTATCGATGACCCTGACCACCGCTGCCGGAAGCAAGCAGCCTGTTTACCTGCGCAAGCTCGAGTACCTCAGCAGCTACTCTCCCGACGTAACTACCACCGGCACGCCGCTGTATTACTCTGATTACGATTACGACCACTGGTTTGTAGCGCCGACACCAAGCGCTAACTTTGCTTTTGAGGCGCTGGTATACACCCGCCTCACTCCGTTGTCTTCCAGCAACCAAACCAACTGGCTGACTCGTAACGCACCCAATGCTTTGCTGTTTGGCACGCTCAAGCAAACTGCACCTTTCCTAAAAGACGATGCGCGCTTGCAAGTCTGGTCCCAGATCTTTGATACCGCAATTGCCGCCCTCAAGGTTGAGGACCAACTGCGCGTCGGTGATCGCCAAGCTATTGTTCAGGACTCCTAACCATGACCACTTACGTTAACCCGTTTACCGGGCAAACAATAAACCCATCGTCGGTAAGCTATGAGTCGCTGTCCATTACGGCCAACACGACGCTGGACTGGCCAATCAATGGCACTACTGGCATACCGGCCAGCAACATCATCGACATCACGGCCACTGCGGGCCTGTCTTTGACACTGCCTCCTGCTACGCAGGTCTCCACTGGCCAGACCATCCTGATCCGCAACATCGGCAGTAACTCCATCACGGTCCGTGGTTACAGCACTAACAACAGCGGGCCTTCTGTTGTTTCCATCGCATCGGGCGTGGCCAACTACATTTACCTGACCGACAACTCAACTGATGCCGGTACATGGGCCACCGTGGTGCTCGGCGCTGGGACCTCAGCAGCAAATGCATCAACCCTTGCCGGATATGGTCTACAAGCCATCGGCACCACGCTAAACCAGATCTACAACGTAGTTACTTACTACTCGAGCGTAACTCTACCAGCGACTGTGCAGGCGCAGTTTGTTGTCTGGGGCAGCGGTGTTGGCACGTTCACTATGCCGTCGGCTGGTACTGTGGGCGCTGGTTGGTTCTGCCAGATCCGCAACAACGGCACTGGCATCCTGACGATCAACCCTGCCGGTACGGATACCATCGATGGCAACGCTACCCAGCAGCTACAGCTCACCGAGTCGTTGGTGATCGTCTCCAACGGCACCGGCTGGAACACGTTTGGCTATGGACGCTCTAACAGCTTTGCTTACACGCTGTTGTCGCTGTCGGTTACCGGCGGAACAACTACCCTGAGCGCAACTCAGGCGGCCAATACGATCCAAATTTATGCTGGAACGCTGACGTCTAACCAGATCGTAGTTGTACCATCAACTGTACAACTGTACACAATTACCAATAACACCTCCGGCTCCTATACGTTCACCGTAAAGACTGCAGTCGGTGGCGGAGCAACAGTAACAATTGCTCAGAGCACTACTGCGCTTTTGGTGTGCGATGGAACCAATGTGTACGCCCCGTCTGGAAGCGGCGGCTCGAGCTCGTTCTCCAGTATTACATTGGGCAACGGCTCTACTGCAGTGCCGTCTTTGAAGTTCTCCGGTGACCTGAACTCCGGTATTTATCTACCGTCCACCAGTCAAGTTGGTTTGGTTGCAAACAACACCCAAGTGGGTTATTGGAACACCTCTGGATTGACCATGGCAGGCACCGGAACGTTCATTGGCGGCATCTCTGGGGGTACTTTTTAATGACCCAAAAAGTCGTCTCCATGGAGATCCCTGCTGGTATCCAGCGGGACGGTACGGTATTTGACTCTCCTTGTTATGTAGACGGTAAGTGGGTACGCTTCCAGCGCGGACGCCCACGCAAGATCGGTGGATACGACGGCATCTTTTTGAATGCAACAGGCATCTCTCGCGGGATGGCCATGACGGCTGTCAATGGATTTAACTATGTGGTCTCCGGTTACAACAACGGCCTGCAACAGTGGATCACCGGACCAAGCGGTGGTGTGGGTTCGGGACCCTACAACTACACGCTAAGCAACTTCACATCTAGCCCAGACAACCTGTGGCAGTTTGATATTGCCTACGATAGCACCGGCAACAATACCAACAACTTGGTAGCGCACCCCGGCCAGAATCTGTCTTACATCACCTCAACGGTTAACACCCCGGTGCTGTACGGCACGTTCCCCGGCAACACTAGCAGCCTGACCATGTCCAAGGTGGGCGTATTTACTGCCTCGGCTAACACCACCAATGGCAGTCCTACCCTGACCTTGTTGGCCAATAATGTGCGAGTCGGCGCTGGTCAAACTATTACGGGCACCGGCATCCCTGCCAATACCACGGTGTCCTCAGTGGTTGGCACGACGGTCACGATGTCCAATAGCGCCACGGCTTCTACCACAAGCGGCCTGTCCGGCGTGTACATGACCAGCACAACGGGCTCTTTTGCCTGTACTGCAACTTCTGGGCTGGCCACGGGCCAGTTAATAAATATAAGCGGCTCCACGTCTACTACGTCTTTGGGTAGTTTGTACGCTACCAGCACTTCTGGTTTGTTCAGTTACACCAGCGGGACCAATTTAGCTGTTGGCCAAGCCATTACCGTCAACGGCACCACTACAAATACGTCCTTGGCCAACGTGTACGCCACATCTACGGCGGGGGCGTTTGCATGCTCGGCATCCACTACGGTCCTCAGCGTTGGCCAACAAGTTACTTTTAGCGGGACTTCAACGGATACAACAATTAGCAACGTCTACGCCACCGGCACCGCTGGAAATTTTTCTTGCACCAATCCCGGCATTGCATTGCAAGTTGGCCAGACAATGACCCTGAGCGGCACCACAACGGCTACGGCACTGAACAATGTTTACTCAACGGGCGCCAACGGAATATTTGTGTGCAACACGTCGGCTACCCTGCTGCAAGTTGGCCAGACGCTGACGGTTAGCGGCACCGCCAGCACCACGGCTTTGACCGGGGTGGTGATCACGGGCACGAGCGGCACGTTCTCTTGTACAGCTTCCGGTACGACCCTGTATGTCGGGCAGCCTGTTGTAATCAGCGGTACCTTTGGCGGATCTGGCTCTATTAGCGGCTATGCTAATCCAACAACTTATTACATTATTGCCACAAACGGCTCAACAACATTTACCTTGTCGGCGACCTTGGGCGGCGGGGCGGTCACAACCGTTGCAGGTACCCCCACGGGCGTCACATACACTCTTAGCGCCGCAACGTTATCTGGTTACAGCAGCCCGACTACGTACTACATCATTGCCACCGATGGCGTGTCTACGTTTCAGCTCTCCACGACTTCGGGCGGTTCGGCCATCACAACAACGGTGGGCGCTACCACCAGTTTGGGATTTACGGCCAACGCCACGGCA